CGGTACTCTTGTTTTTGGTAAGAAATTTATTTTATTCACATTAGCTCAAAAAGCTATGACTAAATTTATTGAAGATAAGTTTGGCGTAGATGTACCTGATTGGTTAGAAGGACCAGCTGGTGCAGCTGTTACAATGATCGCTGCTTCAATTGTAGGTGCTGCTGCAAAACGTGCATTATTTGCTGTAGGAGGAGCTGCACTTGCCGGAACATTAAAGCTTGGTAAAAAGGCTGGATATAAAGCTGCAATTATGACAGCGTCAGCTCTTGGTGCAAAAGCTTTAGCCGAGAAGATGGCAGCTAAGGAAGCAGCAGAAGCAGCAGCTGATACTGCTGCAAAGGTGGCAGGCGGAAAAATAGCGGGAGATGCTGCAGCTAGTACTGCAAAGTTAAATGCGGCTATGGCTACAAACGTATTAAAGGCTCGTAATTTTGATTATAATCCAAAGACTATGACTTATACTTCTAAGTCAACAGGTAAGACTTTAGTTGGTGCTGCTCGAGCTACAGCAGAAAAAACTCGTTTAGCTGATGAAGCTGCTAAGTTAGCGGCAGCGTCTGCGCCGGAGTCTAAACCAGTTATTGGTGGAGCTGCTAAAGTTTTAAGTAAGCTTAATCCAGTTAAGCCTGTTGCCTCTTTAGTACCAGATGCAGTAGGCAAATTAGCACTTAAGTCATTGCCTTTTGCTGGTGCATTACTTGGTGGTATTTTTGCAGCTGAAAGATTATATGCTGGCGATACTACTTCTGCCGCATTAAATGCTTCTGCTGCTGCAATGGATCTTGTTCCAATTGTAGGTACTGCAGGTTCTATTTCAGCTGACGTTGCTTCTGCACTTACCGAAGTATTCCATGGTGCATATGGTGTGTCATATAATCCAAAAGATCCTGAACATCAAGCGGCTATGGTAGAAATTACGAAAATGCTTGAAGCTGAAATGGCTAAAACTATTTCTAAAAATCCACAACTTACTCGAGCTCAAGCTGGGGTGAGTGATTATGACATTAAGCAGCAGGCTGCAGAATATAGCTTAATGCAACAATCATTGACGCCATTTATAACAGCTCCGTCTAGTAGCTTACAGTCTATGTATCCAAACTTGGGATCAGATGCGGCTGGTATACAATATAGAGCTCAACAAATGGCAGCTGAATCACGCCAAAAGATTATTGAACAAAATGCAGTGGGCGGATTTAATGTTCAGCCAGTAGTTATTAAGGGTGGTGATAATGTTTCAGGTGGAAATGTAGTAAACAATAATAGTAGTACTACAATTGTAAATAATACTTACGATCCTGCAAAATCTTTGAACACGACACCAAAATAAAAAAGGGGCCGAAGCCCCTTTTCTTTAATCAGCTAGATTTTTAAAGAATGCCAAATCGTCGTCATCATCATTAGCAAATGCTGATGTAGACGGAGATGGAGCTTCCTCCATTGTAGGAGATGCGCTTTCTCGAAACTTCGGAGTGAAGTCCATCTCAGCCACATTGTCGTCCTCAGCGGTAGTTGTGGGTGCAGCGGCACCGCCGTCAAGGCCAAGCACTTTATAGAGCTTAGTCTTGAGTTCTTCATATGATTTGAAGTTTTTAGGATCGACAATTTCTTGCAGAGAATGCTGTTTATTCCAAATAGACTCAAGTTCTTCGTCACCCATTGGCGAGCCATCTGGTTTTGTTACTACTGCTGGTGCAGCAAACTCTGACTTATCATAATTGCGGTAACCTTCAACATTACGTGCTTTCAATTTGAAATCAGCACCTTCCCAAAAATCAAATGGGTTGATTGCTTCTTCATCCTCGAATTGAGGATTCATCATATCGTTTAGTTTGTCAAAGATTTTCTTACCAAATTTATATTTGAATACTTTACCTTCGTTTTGTGGATTGGAAGGATCTTTTACGACATAGATGTTTGCATGGAAACCAAGACGACGCTTTTGTTTACGAGCAATATCTTTGTCGGATTCGATACCTGAGTTCCAAAGCTTAGAGTTATGCTCGGATACTGGATCATCTTGGCCAATAGTGGTCAATGAATTCTCAATGTACCAGCCACCTGGACCTTGAAAACCGTGATCCCATACTCGAACAAATGGCATGTCTTCGCCTTGTGGAGCAGGTAGGAAACGAATAACAGCATAACCATTACCAGCTTTATCGACTTCGAGTTTCCAATACTCGTCGTCGCCGGATGGACCTGCTGAATTCATATTTTGTAGTTGGGAATTAAGTTTATCAAACTCTTTAGTGCGAGCTTGTTTAAGTGCGGCAAAAGATGTTGGCATATTTGTATCTCCTTATATGCGATGTGTTACGGTGTATAGCGTTATATTAACTTGTTTGTTTAAATTTGTCAACCACAATTTCCTTCATTCTGTTTTTGTCAAATTCTAGGAACGGCGAATAGTCGTTCACTAATTTATTTATACTTGGAAACACTATAGTGTCGGTAATATTTTTAGTCCAATACCGAAAACATTTTGTAAGTTCATTCAATATCACTAGTGTTTCCAAGCAAATCCTACGTTGATTATACAATTGTAGGAGGCGGGGATGTTGCCCACCATCAACGAGAATATTCGAATCAAAATCCTCGTTGAATTCGTTGAGGTCTAATTGAAAGGTACGCGTTAATGATTGCTTACGCTTCAACCATTCCTCGTAATTCTTATAAGCCTTATCCTCAAGCATGTCACCGATCCACATTCCTGGTTCAACTAACATATTTGCAAGAATAAGATCCTTAGCTTCTGGTTTTTTTGAGAGTTTATAGAAAAAGAATTTATCTTTACGATTCTCAAAGCTCATCACATTTGCTTTTACTTTACCATTATACTTTTTAAAATCATAATTCGAAGTAAAGTGTCGTTTCATGGCAAGGTAATACACGTATATGTCATAAGCATCTCGTGTACTATAGAGTTTTGTCATATTGGAAGTCGCGATGTTTTCTCTAACATGTTAAGTTTTTCGGCGTCTTCTCGTACCATAGCTTTTAGGATAGGAGAACGCCGTACGATTTCACCAATGAGTTCTACCTCAAGGTCGTGTTTATCTGCGTAATGGGCAAGAGCATCAAGAAAAGACACGTCATCATTTACCCACTTTGCAATTTCTTTTAATATCTGCTCCGCCTTCAAATCTTCCATCAACTTTCTTCGTTTTTAATATGTTTAATATGAGAGTTTACTTTTATACTACCACATGTTTTACAGTAATGTACGTCAACTAAATATTTGTGAGTACCAAACATTACATATGTAGTGCCATTCGTTATATCTACTTTATCACAACAACCCAATTTTGTCAACTGGAATCTTCCTCTTCACGTGTTTTATATTGCCATTCGTCTGTATGACCTACAGACCACTTAGGCTCGGTTTCAACTGCATAATTTTGTGTACAAACTTTAAAGTCTGGCTTTAATAACTTATCAGGCGTTAGGGAGCTATCTCGCCAGAGAACCCTATTATTAGGCTGAGCAGCGAATTGACCATTGTCGAGTCTAATAACGTTAAATGATTTATGCTCAGGGTCGTGTTCTGAGAAGTTGGTGTCAATGGTGGAAGAATCGCGGTGACAATTGTCGATGGTGAATTCGTATTCACCGGCATGCATACGTCGATCTTTTCCAAAGAACTCACACCGAGACAAGATTGGTTTTTGGACAACGGTAATGTCGTAATCAAAACAATCCCAAAGCTGAAGAACGTCAAGCGGAAGAAGCTCGTCGTAATCAGTTTTCCAAACAAATGCTGATATAGGTAATTTATCATAGAGCGCGCCATAGTCTGTTAAAAGCGTTTCGAAATATAGTGCTTTATACTGTACGCTTTTTACACTAATCCATATTCCTGGCGTAAGCTTTCCCCACTCGGGATGATCTGGTTCTAAATCATAAAGATATTGTTTCAAAACATAAACGCTAACTGGTGGTAGCGGATGTACTAAAAAGGCCATACTAACTCCAAATCAATTAAGGTGGGGAGCTAACCGTGGCTCCCCGCGGATGCGTTACGGCATCACCCGATACTAGTATATATTAGAACTTGAAAGTGGCACCGACGACTACGTCTGACATGTCTTCTAGCTCAAGGTCGTAACCAGTTTCAGCATATACTTCTAGGTTATCCCAGATAGATTTTGCGACTTTAAAGTCTAGTGTTGGCATTACGTCGCCTAGAACAAAATCATCGTTATAGATTGATAGTTCTGTAGAAGCAGTTAGGTCTAAACCCATTAGGCCATAACCGATTTCTGGTGTGCTTGTAAGTGTCATGTTTTCAGCATCGACATTATATTCAGCAGTTGTTTCTACACCCCAAGTAATTCCTGTGGCACCGATTTCGTTAGCAGCAACACCAGTTGCAGTAATCATAGCGGCAGCAGCAATAGCAGCAAATTTCATTTTTATTTTCCTCTGTTAAAATTAATAGTACCACTTTTCTGTTGCTAGGTAAGTGGCCAACCCCCTGTGTTATGCCGCTAGGGCGTAACCAGATGGTGCAAAGTTATCGTTTGCATTTGTAAAGTTTGACCGAATAACGTAGGTCAACACGGCAATCTCCACTCAACTAGCTCGTTCGTCGATCCTATTTCAGCCCCATCAAAAACACACTTCACAGTGTGCTTGTGGTGGAGCTGTGGGGTACCGCCCCCCAGTCCGATCCGCATTCATTTTGCTTCAACGATTACAAGATAATTTATAAGATGCTTAAGCATAATAACCATATACATTTGTAAATTATCTCTTTGTTACATTTTTGTCACGGCCACCTTTACGACGCCCGTAACCAAGTCTTTTCATTATTTTATTTCTTTCTTCATCACTATATCGTGACCAATTAGAAATTTCGTCAATAGTCCGCTTACACCCCATGCATATACGAGTGTCTTTGTCTATCTTACAGACTGATATGCATGGGGTGACGTACATTATTTGTAAAAGATATGCGAATCGATTTGATCAACCATCGCATACTGTACAGCCCAATAAGGTTTTAC